GATCGATGCCGCTTAGCCTCGCCTGGCTCGGAGCTGTCTCCTGGAAGAAGCTCTTCCTCAAGGCTCTGCCCTACATCGCAGCCGTTGCGGCCGTGCTGGCCACCATCTGGTACATCTACCACTCTGGTTCAAAGGCTGGCCAAGCCAAGGTTCAAGCTGAATGGAACCTGGAAAAACTCGCCAATGAGCGGGCTCTGACGAAGCTGCGTGAAGATGTGGCTCAGAAAGAATTCATTCACCAGCAGATTTCGCAAGGAATTTCCGATGCACTTGTCGACGCTAATAAAAAACATGATGCTGCCGTCGTTGCTAGTACTATCGAGCTTACTCAGCGGCTGCACAACAGTGAGCAAAGAGCGGCTTACTACCAACGTATGTCCACAGCCGGCACCGCTGAGCAGTCAAATCTTGCAAGCCATGCAGCCGAACTCGACAGAAGTCTTGAAGAAGGCCGACAACTGGTCCAAGAACTCAGCGCAACTGTTAGACAGCGTGACGCTCAAATCGGAGCATTAGCGCAGCAAATTCTTACCGACCGAGCATTGACAGGCGAAAAAGATGGAAAAAATCCAGCACCAGCTCAGTGAATCGTCAGATCAAAAACTGACGGGCTGGAAAAAAGAACCATCTATTCAGATCCTCAAGGGTGACCTTGAGGCGTCGAAATCGGCCCATGACATCCAGGTCGGCAAGATCAACACCTGGAACGACCTCATGGCCGTTCGCGGGCAGGCCAAGCCGAAGAAGGTCAAAGGTCGTTCTTCGGTACAGCCGAAGCTAATCCGTCGCCAGGCTGAGTGGCGCTACTCAGCCCTTACCGAACCGTTCGTGGGCACTGACAAAGTCTTCTCGGTAAAGCCGTCCACGTTCGAGGACTATGAAGGCGCCAAGCAGAATGAGCTGGTCCTCAATTGGCAGTTCCGTACCAAGCTCAACCGCATCAAGTTCATCGACGATTACGTTCGTTCGACGGTGGACGACGGCACCTGCATCGTCCGGCTGGGATGGAAGCGTGTCACCGTTCCCATCAAGACTACGGTCCCGGTCTACACTCACTTCGAGATCACGTCTGAGGATCAGCTCGAACAGCTGAAACAGGCGGAAGAGCTCAGGCAGTCCGATCCTCGGACCTACGACGAAACGGTGAGCCCGGAGCTCAAGGCCGCCTGTGCCTATTATGCTGAGACTGGTCAGCCCACGGTAGCCGTCGAGACCGGGACGCAGGAAGTCACGACCGAGAAAGTGCTTGAAAACAAGCCCACCCTCGAGGTCAAGAACCCGGCCAATATCTTCATCGATCCCTCCTGCAACGGAGATCTCGACAAGGCTCTGTTCGTCATCGAATCATTCGAGACGAACAAGGCCGAGCTCCTCAAGGAGGGCAAGAAGTACAAGAATCTCGACAGGGTAAACTGGGAGGCCAACACACCATTGGCTACCCCGGATCACGAGACGTCGACACCCCCTGATTTCCAGGTCAAGGATACTCTTCGCAAGAAGGTGGTCGCCTACGAATATTGGGGCTTCTACGACATCAACGGCAATGGGACATTGGTCCCGATCGTTTGCACATGGATCGGCGACACGATCATCCGAATGGAGGAAAATCCCTTCCCGGATGAGAAGGTCCCGTACGTCGTGGTTCCCTATCTCCCCGTGAAGCGTGAGCTCTACGGTGAGCCTGACGCCGAGCTGCTCGAAGACAACCAGAAGATCCTGGGTGCGGTGAGCCGCGGCATGATCGATCTTCTAGGTCGATCGGCAAATAGCCAGCAGGGCTTTGCCAAGGGAATGCTCGACCCTCTTAATCGCCGGCGCTTTGAGAACGGCGAGGACTACGAGTTCAACCCGAACGTCAATCCGAACGTCGGACACATCCAGCACAAATATCCGGAGCTGCCTCAGTCGGCGATGCTGATGCTCAACCTCCAGAACCAAGAAGCTGAAGCTCTTACAGGCGTAAAGAGCTTCGCTGGAGGTATGTCCGGCAACACCTATGGAGACGTTGTCGCCGGCATCCGTGGCGTTCTTGATGCAGCCTCTAAGCGTGAGATGGCGATCCTCCGTCGCCTGGCTCAGGGCATGGTGGAGATCGGCACCAAGATCATCGCCATGAATGCCGTCTTCCTCTCTGAGCAGGAGGTTGTCCGGGTCACCAATGAAAAGTTCGAAACGGTCAAGCGCGAGGACCTCAAGGGCAATTATGACCTGAAGGTCGATATCTCCACGGCCGAGGTCGACGATGCCAAGGCCAAGGATCTGGGCTTCCTGCTTCAGACGATCGGCAACAATCTCGACATCAGCATCACGCTGATGATCCTGTCTGAGATCGCCGAGCTGAAGCGTATGCCTCTCCTGGCTCAGAAGATCCGTACCTTCCAGCCGCAGCTCTCCCCAGAGCAGCAGCAGAAGATGCAGCTGGAGCTTGAGAACCTCCAGCTCCAGAATGCCGAGCTCATGTCCAGGATCGATCTGAATAAGGCCAAGACCAGGGAGGCTGGATCCACAGCAGATCAAAAGGATCTCGACTTCGTCGAGCAGGAAACTGGCACGAAACATGCCCGTGAGATGGAAAAAGAACAGGCACAGTCTCGCGGAAACCAGAACCTACAAGTCACGAAGGCGCTCACGACTCCCGTAAAGGAAGGTGAAAAAGCACCCGATATTGAAGCTGCGGTTGGTTTCAACCAAATTTCCCACGAACCAGTACTAAATTAATTCGAACACTATGTTGACATGAAAGAAGAAAGCCTAGAGATGATGATGTAGAGTTCAACTTTAGTTGGGCTCAGTAAAAACCCAAGACCAATATCGAAGGACCAAACTCGATATGAACACCGTCACTGCTCTGGAGCAGCAACTTGATGGTGCCAAAACGCTGGTGGAATTCCGGCGAATGGCCCTCAAACTGGCCCAGAACCGCGAATTCAAGAAGCTCATCCTGGAAGAGTTCTGTGTCAACGAGGCAGCTCGTTACGTACAAAATTCAGCCAACCCAGCTCTCGGGCCTGACGAACGTGCTGATTGCCTGGCCATCGCTCAGGCAGCCGGCCACCTGAAGAGGTGGCTCTCGGTCCAGGTCCAGATGGGGGCCAAGGCTGAGTCAGAGATCCCTGAGCTCGAGGATGCCATTGCTGAGGCCCGTCTCGAAGAGGACGATGGGATCGAAGCTGGGGCTGAGGGCGACGAACAGTGACCGTCGAGGCAACGCCTGCCGGCAGCGAAGTGCTGGCAATGTCCGACGAAGAGGTCATGAACATGACCGCTCCTCCCGAAGCTCCGGCAGATGCTGGAGCCGAGGTCGAGGAAAAGGTCGAAGACAAGGACAAGGTCGTCGATCCTGAGCCAGGCAAAGAGCCGGCTGGAGATGAGGACGATAAGTCGGGAGCCGAAGTCGAGGATTCGGAAAAACCGAGTGCTGCCGACGACAAGGCGAAGGACGAGGGAACGGATAAGGTCGAGGACAAGGCTGGGGAGGAGAAAACTCCCGCCGAGGATACGGCCGGCAAGGACAAAGCACCGGAAGGTGCTGACAAGGACCAGAAGGAAAAGAAGCCTGAGGCTTCTCCTACTGGTTCGAAAGAGGGCGTAGTCGCCGAGCCTACGAATGAGCAGGCTGTAGCGTTCTACAAGCAGATCATGGCTCCGTTCAAAGCGAACGGAAAAATGATCCAGCTGAAGGATCCCTCAGAAGCAATTCAGCTGATGCAGATGGGTGCCAACTACACCCGGAAGCTTCAGGACATTCAGCCGCATCGCAAGGTACTGCTGATGTTGCAGAACAATGATCTTCTTGACGAGGGCAAGCTCTCTTATCTCATTGATTTGGATAAGAAGAACCCTGAAGCGATCAAGAAGCTCATCAAGGATGCCGGCATCGATCCTATGGATATCGATACCAGCTCCGAACCAACCTACCTCGAAGGCAATCATCGGGTGTCCGATGAAGAGGCAGGCTTCCGCCAGGTACTGGATGAGATGGTCTCTACCCAGTCCGGTAAGGAAACCGTGCAGCTCATCAACACCGACTGGGATCAAGCCAGCAAGGAAGTGCTGTGGCAATCGCCCGAGATCATGTCGATAATCCATGAGCAGCGTGAGAGTGGGGTCTATGACCTCATCACCACTGAGCTGGACCGGCAGAAGACCCTGGGAAAGATTCCGCCGAACACCCCATTCCTCCAGGCTTACAAGACTGTCGGTGATGAATTGGCTGCGGCCGGTGCATTCGGGAGCCTTGGAACGGAGCAGAAAGAGCCTGCGGTCGTCACGACCACAGTAGCTGCTCCAAAGTCGGCTGTGACCAATGGGGATAAGGCGAGTGCAGCCTCTCCGACGCGAACCACAACTCGCAAGGCTGAGAAGCTCGTGAACCCGTTGGCGATGTCTGACGACGAGTTCCTTAGCCAGATGGCCAATCGCCTCTGATTTCCCAATCAGGGCAGTAGTTTCAGGGAACTCCTCCAATGCTTAATTATACCCCGACCGGGGCGGCGGATAGCAATGCTATCGACGGTGCCGGCTCCGACCAGATGAACACCTTCTTCTGGCTGAAGAAGGCAATCATCGAGTCCCGGAAAGAGCAGTATTTCATGCCGCTCGCTTCGGTGACCAACATGCCGAAGAACTACGGCAAGACCATCAAGGTCTACGAGTACGTGCCCCTCCTCGACGATCGCAACATCAACGATCAGGGTCTCGATGCTACGGGTGCTCAGATCGCTGACGGCAACCTCTACGGTTCGTCCAGGGATATCGGCACGATCTCGAGCAAGCTGCCGACTCTCACCGAGAACGGTGGCCGTGTGAACCGTGTCGGCTTCACCCGTCTCCAGCGGGAAGGCTCGCTCTTCAAGTTCGGCTTCTTCACTGAGTTCACTCAGGAAAGCATGGACTTCGACTCGGATAGCGAACTCATGTCGCATCTGAGCCGTGAGCTTATGAACGGTGCGGTGCAGCTGACCGAGGCGGTCCTCCAGAAGGACCTCCTGGCGAATGCTGGTGTCATCGTTTACGCCGGTGATGCGACGGCTGATGCCAATGTCACGGGTGAAGGCGCCGGTGCGGCGATCGTCGAATATGCCGACCTCATGCGGCTCGATCAGATCCTGACCGACAACCGCACGCCGAAGCAGACCACGGTCATCTCCGGCAGCCGTCTGATCGACACGAAGACGCTTCCGGCCGGCCGTGTGATGTTCGTTGGTTCCGAGCTGGTTCCGCTGCTCAAGGGCATGAAGGACCTGTTCAACAACCAGGCGTTCATCGCTGTGCAGCACTACGCCGATGCAGGCACCGTCCTGAACGGCGAGATCGGAACGATCGACGCGTTCCGCATCGTCCAGGTCCCGGAGATGCTCCACTGGGCCGGCAAGGGTGCGGTTGAGGTCGACAATCCGGGTTACCGGGTGACCGCTGGCAAGTACGACGTCTACCCGATGCTCGTCATCGGCGATGACTCGTTCACCACGATCGGCTTCCAGACGGACGGCAAGACCGTCAAGTTCTCGGTGCTGACGAAGATGCCGGGTCAGCAGACCGCGGATCGTAACGATCCGTATGGTGAGACCGGCTTCAGCTCGATCAAGTGGTACTACGGTATCCTGGTCAAGCGTCCCGAGCGCATCGGTCTGATCAAGACCGTCGCCCCGGTCTAAGCCTGAGTAGGTAGGGGGTGGAGAAATCCACC